CAGCCATAAAAGAAAAAAGATTCTCTTCCAGATTGCCTTTATTAGTTAAAACAAAGTCTAACATATTTTGATTATCTCTATAAATAATTCTATTTACTGTTTTAACTTCTGGATATAAAATATAGTCAGATGTATAACTGCTTGTCGATTTAGCTGTTTCAACTGTTTGACCAATTGAATCAGTTTTAGTTGCAACAATTATGTTATTCAAAGTATAATTTTCAGTAATTTCATTCAAATTAAAATCTGTTCCAATCCATTTAACTGATGTATTATCAAAGTCAGTATATTCAGAATAGTTTTGTTCAGCCATAAAAGAAAAAAGATTCTCTTCCAGATTGCCTTTATTAGTTAAAACAAAGTCTAACATATTCTGGTTATCTCTATAAATAACTTTATTTGTTTTCTTAATCTCTGGATATAAAATATAGTCAGATGTATAACTGCTTGTCGATTTAGCTGTTTCAACTGTTTGACCAATTGAACCAGTTTTGGTTGCAGGAATGATATTATTTAATTTATAATTCTCTGTTAATTGAGTTATTACAAAGTCAGTCCTTAGCCATTTAGTAGACGTATTAGCAAAGTCAGTATATTCAGAATAGTTTTGTTCTGATATAAAAGAAAATAGATTCTCTTCTATTCCGCCTTTATTAGCTAAAACAAAATCTAATATATTCTGATTATCTCTGTATAATATCTTACTTGACATCTGTTGTTATTTTTTCTACTAATGATTTAACATTTCTTGCTTGATAGTTATCACTTGCTAACTGAGTTACAACAGCTTGTTTTAAGCCAATTGTCCATTGTCCACCTATGATACTTTGAATACCAACTCCTAAATTAGGAAATTGTTTATAATCTCCAGCTTTATGAATAATTATGTTTTTAAGTTCTTGATATTGCGAATCGTCTATTGCAAAATCGCCATCTAAGAATTGTAAATCAAAGTCATTATCTAATAGTATATCTATTCTTTCCATTTTTTTATTGTTTAATTTATATATATGAAAACTGATATTTAAGTAAAAATAAAAAAAGGAGAAACAGATGTTTCCCCCTTTAAAACAAAACAAATGTTTTAACGCTACTAAGCTATTGTTATATTTTGTCTGAATCCAGATTGACTGAATTGTGTGATTACTTTATCAATGTGATAATTTCTTTCCTCTTCATTCTGATTTGTTTTAATTAATAATTTTACTATGTCACCAATTCTTACATACGGATTTCCAAATGTAACAAAATATCCTTTGTAGCCTGTTTGATTTAAATTTTGTAACTGGGTAGTAATCATGTCATCAATAGCTGCGTCATTTAATCCAGGTGTATTTAAGTTATAGACATTATCATAATTAGTATCTCCTTCGCCAGAGGTTATTGAAATTTCGTCGTTTAATATTACTCCATTCTTTGTTATTACTGAATTATCTTCTTGAACGCTATTTATAACTACTTTTAATTGACTGTCATCTACATATTGTTTTACTAAGTTATTATTATCAATGATTACCTTATATTCTTCTGTATATGGATAACTGAATTTATAAGTTTTTTCATAACCTGAAACTTCTGGATATTTTAATCCTCCATAAAAAGTTTCTTCTCTGAAATAGAAATAGAATCCATAATGGTCTTTAATTAAAGATAATATTTCTGCTGGATTCAATGGATTTTCAATTCTAAATTTAGGAAATGTAAAATCTACAATACTATTATTGCCTAAAGAAGGATAAATATCTAATACTAATTCTTCTAATGTTGTATCTACGTATGATTTCCTAACTCTTTTTGACTTCTTTAAAAGATACATCTCATCTTCACAGTAAATAACGATATTATCTTTTTCTTTCTGAAAGTTAACGATATATCCTACAAATACTGTATTTAATTCATTATTATAACCTAATTCTACGTATATTTTATCTCCAATAGATACTTTTAAATTAGTATCTGTGTATTTTAATTCTTTATTTTTGATGGCTGAGTTTTTGGCTGATAAAGTTATCTTACAAATATCTGTTAATGTATTGATATTTGATTCAATTGTAACACCATTAACAAGTTCTATTGTGATTTCGTCAGTGTATATTTTTTTAGTAAATTCTCTCATAATGCTTTGTTTTATTTAAGCAATTGCTCCTTCTGCACTAGTCGGGTCATATAAATTTGTTGAAAAGACTCCAATGTCAGAATCAGCTATGGCTGTGATTGTGTAGTCAAGCTTATTAGCAAATGTTTCATTCTGATTAACGGTGTAATTTAGAATGGCAATCGATTCTATACCAAAAGTATCTATCAAATAATTAGATGATATAGTAACGGCGTTTCTCTGATTGCATAATATTTTTAACGCTACAGAAGAATCCGTATCATATTGCCAAGAAAACTGTCCTAATAATGAGCCTTTGATACTCAATTGGTAACTGTTTTCTCCAACGTATTCATTGATTGTTCCATTTAAACCATTTACAATTGTTTGAACTATTTTTCTTGTTTTAGCTACAGTTATAATAGCTGTGACAAGTCTTACTTCAGTTTTTCCTTCAATCTCAACGCCTAAAGAATTAATTGCTCCAAATGTAAATAATGTTGCATATCTATCAGCTATTGGAGTGCCTAATCTAGGAGAAGTTGTTTGAAAGTCAGGAATATAAGCATTCCAAGGGTATTGAATATTGTCTTGAATCTTATCTAATTTGTTATCAGAAACTTCTGTCTTTTTTAAATTAGAATTAGTTATAGCATTTAAAAATCCTGTAAAAGGACTTTCAACTGTTAATCTTGATATTTTTACTTTTCCCATTATCTATTTTTAAGTATTTATTGTTGTTACATCAGCTAATGCTTTTTGTAATGTTCTAATCACAACTTCTTCAATCTGTATCCCAGCTTCTTGAATGTTCTGAGTGACTATATTAAATTCTTCAATTAAACTTTCAATATTTAAAGTGATGTTTTTAACACTTCTATCAGTTTTCAATACTGTATCACCATCAGATAAATCTTTATCTTTATCTGGAGCGGGCAATGTGGCATCTTTTTTCTTAGTAAAGCCTTTTACAGGAGCAGCAATTGAAGCAGCGAATCCTTTTTTTAATCTATTCACTAAAGCACTCGTTTGCTTTACACTATTTAAGATATTATCAAATATTCCTTGAGTAATTGAACTTGATTTATTTACTTGACCTAAAGAATTATTTAAGTCTGCTGTTGCAGATGATGTTTTCTTAATTATCTTAATACTATCCAGCCATTCATTAAACTTCCCTGTAACTTTACCTATCCATTTAAATAAATTCTGAATTAATCTACTAATTGCACTAATGGAAGTTTTTACAAATCCTAACTTAGTTATCCAATTAACAAAGATTGCCCCTAACTTTATACCTAAACTTATCAGAAAAGATATAATCTCAGTAACAATTCGCATTGGTAATGTAACTGCTCTAATAATTAATGATACAGCACTCAAAATAGTCTTCATTTTGTTTGCCTTACCCTCAGCAGCTCCAAATAATGTTATAACTTTAAATAATGATTTAAATATTCTAGTGAAAGGACGATATAAAACATCTAAATGCTCTTTTACAATACCTATGTTTGCTAAAAATGCACTACTCCATTCAATAATACTGTTTAAAATAGGCACTACATTAGCTAATTGTTGTTTTAAATCAAATCCAGACGTTAATCCTTGAATATCCATCATTAAACCATCTAACCCAGGTCGTAATTCATCAACTACAGCTATCACTCCATTCAAACCATCAATTATCATTGGACTAAATGCTGTTCCAATTGATACTGCTGTTGCACTAAAAGTATCTTTTAAATTACTAACTCTACCCTGTAAAGTAGCAGATATAGCTGCCATTGAACCTGTAACTCCTTCAACATTACCTAAACTAAGAACATAGTCAGTTATTGCTTTTTCACTATTTTGAACTTCTGTTGTTACACCTTTAAATGTAAATTGAACTAACTCACCATCTTTCTTAGCTTTAATACCAAACTCTTTAAGTCTTTCAAATTCACTTGTTTGAGCATCTAATAAAGCTTCTGCTAATTGGTCAAAGTCTTTTCCTGTTGAACTAGCTAAATCTCCTAAACTTGTTATCTCATCTTTCGTTGGCTTAAAACCTCTGTTTACTAATTTAACATATGATTCAGTTAATGTAGCAACTTCAAATGGTGTAGTCGCTGCAACTTCTTTAATCATCTCCATTGCTTTGGCAGCCTTTTCGCTATCACCTAATGTATTAGTTAAAACAGCGTTAAGAGTTTCCATTTGCATAGTAACGTCGAAGATACTTTTGCCAACAACTGCTAGTCCTGCTAATGATGCTATTCCAACACCAACGATTGCTCCAGCTCCAGCTCCAGCTCCGCCCATACCACCGCCTCCACCTTTGGATTTAGTAGATTGCTTAGGCATTTTACCTGATTTACCTCGTTTCTTAAGTAATCTTATTTCTTCTTTTATTTCTCTTTGAAGTTGTCGATGTTCTTTAAGTTCTTGCGTTATAGCCTTTTTCTGTTTTCCACTTGCGGTTAAAGATGCTCTTTGTAATTCCAAGATAGACTTTTTAGTATCGTCTACTTGACTTTCCATCTTTCTTAACTTTTCAGTAGTTTTATCAACTCCTTTCTTAGTTTTCTTTAATGGGTCAAACGAATTAAACTTTTTGTTTATCTTTTCAAGAGTTTTGCTTATCTTATCATCTAAGAATGCTGTAAATTTGATACTTGGCATAATTTATCTTATTTTTCGTAATTTTGTTTATTCTCCTGACTTAAAAGCCATTGTAGAGATGTATAAGTTTCACACCATTCAGCCTCATCTAAAGTAGAAGGGTCTATATGAAGATACCTTTTCATAGCAATATTAGCTTTCCTTATAATATCTCTATTTGGCGAATCACTAATCTTAAAAAAATCTAATTTTTTTTTATACTTGCTGTTTTAATATTTATTAGGTTATCTAATACTGAACAAACAGCTAAAAAGTATTCATCATTTGTTTGAATTTCTTCATCTCCTGATACCCAACATCTTGATAAATATTCTTCATTGGATTTGATTGGGTCTTGAGCAGATAAACTCATTATAATAGCTAAGTCAGTGATAGTAGGCTTCTTAATGATACATTCTTTTTTATTATCATATTCTTCTTCTTCATTTAAATCTCCAGCTATAATACGGAATGTGTTATCTTCTAACTCTATAAACTCTACATCTTTTGTTTCAAATAATGTTTCTATTTGAGTCATAGCAGCTAAGAAGTAGTCAACATTTGTAACCATTTCTTTATCTCCACCTAACCAACAAGTTTGAAACAGATGTTCTGCTCCCTTAATTTCGTTAGTTGACATTATTTTAGTAATAACTGACAATTCACTTCTGTCTGGTTTTCTTAGAACCATCTCTTTATCTTCTACTGTTATTACATAGAACGGTTTGTTCTCTGCGGTTAATTTTGTTTTTAATGCTTTGAATTTCATTTTGTTTTGTTTTTTGTTTTAATATCTCTGAATGTGACTAACACTCAATTCTAACTTTACTTGAGGATTCATATCATTTTGATTTAAATTCCTTGAATTACTCATAATCTTACAATTACGTAACAAAGTTGTTGCTGGCAATTGATTACTCGGCATATGAACAATAACTATTGTGAATGGAGGCAAGTTTTGAACCAATTCAGATATTGATGAACGTTCTAATAAAGTCATTTCACCTACACTTAAAGTAATGTCAGCTGTTGCTGAGTATTTACCATAAGCTCTATCAACTGGATAAACACCTGTTCCATAAACAAACTCCATATCTTGAGAATCTTCATAATTAATTTCTGATATACCCATGAGTAAAACTCCTTGAATACTTACGTATAAAGAGTTCCAATCATAAGCATTTCCATTAACTTTTGTGTATCGTTGTGTAGTTAATTGTATTAAATCTTTACTTGCTTTTCCAAGTGCCATCTTTTTTTTATTTTAGAATCTTATTGTATCCATTCGCCATGAATAACATCACTTGGGTTAAGATTAATCTCAACTTCCATGTTCATATCATTCTGAGAAACGTCTGTTCCAAAGTTATGAAATCTACAATTTTTAAGAGTAACATTATGTGTTTTTGTAGCATTATAATTACCATATTGAATTATAATATCAAACTCTGCTTTATCTAAAAGATTAGCTTCATTTCCATTTGCAATAGTTGAAAGTCTATTTGCTAATGTACCAGCTTCTTCCATTGAAATAGTTATTGATGCTTCATAAGTCCAATTACCATAACCTTGACTAACTGTTTTATGACCAGCTCCATAGTTGTTTGAAAACTCTCTGTCACTAGACCACTTAATATTAGTTATACCTACGATTACTTCATTGTCTACAGATAATCTAACGTTATCCCAATCATAAGCATTTCCGTTTATTCTTGTTGCTATATTTTCAGCCATTTTATTTAATTTATTTTTTGAGCCTTAGCCCTTTTATTATTAAACATGAATTAACACATCTTGTGCATTCATAGATTTACTTACTGCCACAAAGTTTTCGATTTTAAAATCGTAAACAGTGTAAACATCAAGTGCATCTTTTTGTTCTATTGTAATTACTGCTGATGCGTAACCTGTCTTCCATAATTTAGTATCGTCCCTAGATGCTGATAAATTTATCACATTTCCAGTTACTGTTAAAAGATTCCAACCTATTCCCATATCAACTAATGAATACTGTATCAAAGTATTTTCTTCGTTAACCAACCTTACTATAATGTTTGTTGTAGTAGGTGGAGTAGTTACAATGTCAATTGTTAGAACAGGTATCTCCATTTCAATAGTTTCGCCTGTTCTAACAGTATAATTTGTTGTTTGCATTTTCAGTTATGTTTTTTATATCGTTGCATCAAAACCAATAGTAACTTCAATTTCTCTTAATGTTCCGAAAGGAACTATTGTTACTGTGATTTCAATTTTACTAGTTGCTAAAACATCTTGTTCAGAGTCAATAGATACTACTGCATCACTAATCTCATCAGTTGCAATCATTGCTTCTAATGGTTTGAATGCTAAGTTTTCTAAATAAGCTACTGTTAAACTATCAATTCCACCTGTTACAGAATTAATTCTAACTGGAGAATTCAATGTTGGTAACAATGAAGTTCTAATATCTCTGATTGCTTTGTCTATTGTTCTTTCTTCTGCTATATATGCATAATCAGAAATAGCTGTATCGCAAGTATGATTGTCATTATAAAATGTTCCATCTTCGCCTATGTGTTTAAGACCAAATATGTAACCTTTTGTATTGATTCCTGATACTGTTGCTGTTAATACATCTTTTACTAAAGTTCCATCACCGAATGCTGGATTTTCTAATTCTCCACCTGCTGCTAAGTTAAACTTGCCTACCCATGCTATACTTTCATTCACTTTTGATTTACTAACTATTCCTGTTGTTAATCCAATTGCTGGTATTGAAACTGAAAGAGCTGTATATAAAGCTGCTCCAATATTATCACCATCTTGAGCAATCACACCACTTACGTTTGGTGAAGCGGTAGATAATGCTCTTAAATCAACTAAAGAACCTAATGCAATTGCACTAGTATCTGAACCATAAAGAACTGATAAAGGCATATGCTCTGTTTCTAATGTGTCACATACTCCTTGAATTAACTCAATATCTCCTGTGGCAAAAGCGTTGTTCGGATTGAAAATACCTGTTTGTCTAATTTTACCATTAGCAAATACTTGCAAATCATAAATATCTGAGAAAGTATTAGCTACTGGAGTAGTTACATGAAATGTATCTGTAAATAGTCCTATAAATACTTCTCCGCCACTTTTAGCTCTGAAATATTCTTTAACTTGATACCAATATACTTTAGTTGCAGCATTTGCAGTTTCAGTAATTCCTGTTGTAGTTTCAAATGAATTTAAGCTAGTGAAAGATATAATTCTGTTAGTTTCAGTAAAACCTGTGATAGCTATTGCAGTCATTGTAACTGTTGTTTCAAACTCTGCATCATAAAAAGCTAATCCTGAAATTGGGTCTTCACTTAAAGAAGTTCGACCTAAGCCACCAACTCCCTTGATAAATTTTATATCGTTTAAAGGCATAATTTTATTATTTTTTTGTTATTTTTAAAAAAGAATTTGAACTCTGAATAACAAAGTTCAAATTCAGTTAATTGAATGTCCTATGCTGTTGCTTCAACTAAAGTTACAACTCCTGCTTCAGAAGTTCTTAACTTAGATGCACCATATCTTACTAAAGCAGAAATTACATACTGCATGTAAGCTGGGTCTTTTCTATCTAAACCGAATAATTCAAGTCCAGATTTAGCTGTTGCTACAAAATTTGGATGCCAAGCAATTGCTCCTAATTGGTCAGTTGCTGCTGCTGCTGTTCCTACAGGAATTTTACCAAAAGCAGAACCAGCGTAGTATTTAACTACATTACTTCGTTTGATAACGTCAAAACCTGCTACTCTACCAATTACGCCATCAGTTACAGTTCTACCTACTAAAAAGTAACTGTCTTTAAATTCATTAATCTCTAGTAAATCAGAAAATAAATTTCCGTCAACTAAAAGTTTACGTCCTTCTTGAGGAATATTAGAGTTGTCCATAATTCTAGAAGCTTGTCTTAAATCAGCTAAAACTAATTTCTTTCTACTTCCTGTTTGACCAGTCCCATAAGCACTTCTTGTTGCTCCACTTGTTCTAACAATGTTAGTTCCCGCTGTATTAGCCCATGAATAAGCTACATAATCAGCTACTGCTGTGTTCAAGTTAGCAACAATATCAGTAATATAAGAAGCTCTCATATCATAATCAAATTCAATTGCTTCGTTATAATTGATATACATTTGTGGAGAAACTATATTCGCCAATGTATAAGTTAAATCAGTGTCAGTTCTTTTAACTGGTGTAGTCAAAGGTACTGCTGGATTAACTAAAGCTGTTGCTACATCACCTGCTTGAGGTAAATGAACGATGTTATTTGTTACAAATGCACTATGATTTTTTGCATATTTGTAAAATGTATTTTCTGGATAAAGTTTTTCTTGAATTTCTTTAGTCCAAATTTGTGTGTTTAAAGCCATATCTTGTTTATTTTTAGAATCTTACGATTCATTGTTATTAGTTTGATGTTTGACCAACCAAAAACAGTAATGCGTCTTTGGTTGTTCGTTTATTTATATATATAACTTATGAAAAGCAAGTCAAAACTATTTAGAATTAGTGTATTCATTTAATAATTCAGTATATTTCTCAAGGTTATTATCTTTCATATTCTTTAATTCAGTAGAACTATAACTTAGATAACTCTTTTTAAGCTCAACTGTTTTAGTATTTTTAATCTTTTCAGTTAATTTAATAGGATTGGCAAGGTTTCCTTTCTTATTATCAAGAATAGCCTTAACCGTATCAAAATCAACCTTAGCAAGTTTGATATACTTGTCTTTCTCATCTTCTGTTGCTCTTCCTTCTTCTATCGCTTTACTAACCATTAAGTTAATTTTATTTGTTTCAATAGAATCTTTAAGAGTTAAAACTTCTTCTTTACTATTTGTTAATTCAACTTTAAGAGCATTCATATCAGATGTAGTCTTAGTTACTAAATCACCAATAGTTAATAAAATCTTAGAATAAACATTATCATCTTCTTTCATTTCAATATCCATCAATTTAATAATTCTAGATGGTAATGATTCTAACTCAGTATCAATAGTATTTTCAACTTTAGTAACAGATTTCTTTGTAGTTTTTTTAACTTTCTTAACCTTAGTGTTAGCCTTAGTGTTAGCCTTAGTGTCAGCCTTAGTGTCAGCCTTAGCTTCTTTAACCTCAGTTACAACTTCCGCAACTTCCGCAACTTCTTCGATTGGTTTTTCAACTGTCTTAGTTTTTGGATGATTATGCATAACTGTATTTTTAATTTCTGTTTTCATAAATTGTTTTTTTATTTTTTTAAAATCGGCTTCTCCATTGTAAGTTAAGTTTATAACATAAGGAGTTGCTTCTGGTGTATCTCCAATTATCTCTGTGTCAAGGATAACTCTTGCTTCAGTATTTGCTGGCAAAGGAGTAATAGATGCTTCTTTTAGTAAACTGTTAGTAATCACTAAAACACCATCTTCTCGAATGTAACCATCAATAACTTCTGCACCAATTGATACACCTGTTACTAATCCGTTACTAACTTTATTATAGAATTTTATAGCTTCTTCATCAGCTTCATCAAAATCAGCCGTTGCATATAAAACTTTATCTTCTTTTTCAATTTCAATCCATTTACCAAATACATTATTAGGATTGTGGTTTAATAATAAAACAGGGTCTTTCTCAAAATCTGTTAAATCAATTCCATCAGTCTCAATAACTGAATTGTATGAATTTATATCTTCCGTATTTAATTTGTATCTAAAGCTCATATCTTTTTTTAATTTAATTTTAGAATCTTAAAGATTCAGTATTGTTTTTGGTTCTGTTCCATTTAGCATCTTAATTATTAAATCATAATCAACATCCTTCTCATCATATTCTGTTTGGATACTTGCATCAGTAAATCTAAAAGAGAACGAACTTTTTATAACCTTAATAGCATTATAATTAGTTAATAACTCAACATTAGTTCTATGAATATGTCCCATATTATAATAGTTTTTCTTTAACTCATCGGGTAAATCATTTTCTGCCTTGTTTTCTAATGCTCTAAAAACATCTGTTAAAAGATTTAACTTATTAATACTCTCAAGTTGTTGCTTATCACCCATTCTTAAACTAGAATAAATCTCTATTCCAGTGTAAATATCAGCAGTTACTTCAAACATCTGTGTCTTTTCTGCGTATCTTTCTGATTCTGAAAAAGATATATCTATTAAAACAGCTGGATAAGGTATAGCGTCTTGAGTTGGGTCGCTAAATTGACCATTGAATAAGTTAATGTATTTAACGTCTAAATCTTTAAGCAAATGCTGTAATACTGTATAAATGTGTGCAATCATTTTAAAATCGTTTATTTATTTGTTCTGTTAACCAATTCTCTATAAATTCCTCCAATTGTTTAGAGTTACCTAAGAATGGTCTTGCAGGTATTTTACTTGTTCCATTTTGTTGATAAGATGCGTAATCAGTATTAGCTGAAATAGTTGCCTGACTTCTTTGAGTTGTTGTAGTAATGCTTCTTTTCATTCTGCCTGACTTAATCAAAGATGGAGTCTGTTTAGATTTGTTCTTCGTCCATTTATCATTGTCCCAAGACTTGTTTTTAAAAGCTTTATCACTTTCTTTTTGCATTTCTCTTGCTACAACTGATGGAAATAGTTTAACAATTGACGTCCAATACTTTTGAAAATCATCATTCTTACTTGTCTTCTTGAACATCTTCCTCCATTTTTATTTCTTCAACTGGTTCAACTTCTTCAGCAAATACAACTCGATATTTATCCATTAAGTAATCTTTATCTAATGGATACATTTTATGAAGTTCCTTGTCTATTTCTTTTTGTTCCTCTAATGTTAATTTTTCAGAATTATCAAAAGAGAAATTAAAATCGCCCCTCTTAATAACATTTAAAACTTGTAACTTAGGTATCAATATCTTATTAACTAAAAATTCAATACTTCTCATATCTGACTTAGTTCTTAAATTACCTACGTCAGCATGAACATTAGCTTGTGAATATGAAGAACCATCATCAACTGTCATAGTATTACCTAAAACTATCTTAGATATTTCTTTATTCATTAAGTTAATTAACTCGTTATAAATATTATAAGCATCTGTATTAGATGTTTCAATAAACTCAATCTTTTCTTGCTCATCTATTACTGCCCATGCAGACTTGCCTATGGCTGAAACAAAGTTAGCTAATCTAGCTCTGTCTGTTTCACTATTAGAAGTTGTTGTTCCAATTCTAATAGGTTGTCCAAATATTTCTGAAAACTCTGACCATGCACTCTCTGCACTTCGTTTCCATAATACTAATGGAACAACATTGCTTAAAATACCTAAATTATCTCTTTCTTCAAATACTTCAACTAACCATTTGTAATAAGCGGGTTCAGTGTATTTGAATCTTTCTAAATAAGATTGAACATCTGGAACAATCTCACCTGCTTCAGGTATCACGTTTTGGTGAGGTATTAAAGTAACGCTTGCTACCTCACCATCTACTATTCCGTCTATCTGAATTAAAGAATGACCATATAAAGTAGAATCCATTGCGTAATTCATAAAACTAAAAAACCAAGGTGAACGAAATAAATTAGTTAAATCGTTATCTATTTCTCTTGTCGAATCTTTAATATCAAAAGTAGAACCAGCCACAAATTCTTTTCTTAAATTAACGACTGCTTGTAAATGTGCATCTAATAAAACATCTCTATATTGGTTATACAATTCTCGTCTATCTCTTACATCAACATCTTCAGCATTGGATAATGCTTCTCTCCATGTCTTAATACTTTGACGAACTCTGTAATCCTGCCTATCAATTATCTTAGAAGTTACTTTCTTACCCTTAACTATCTGTTTGCTTATTACTTTGTCTATTAGTTTATCAAATAATCCCATTATCTTTTTATTATTTTATTTAAAATGTATAATCATTTACCTTTGGTGAAAAACCAAATAAAGATTCAGAACTTCTAGTGTCGAAATCCTTATCTTTTGGGGATAAATTAGGAGTTAGTTTACCCTTAGCTACATCGTCCATCCAAGAAACAGCTTTAGAATATCTGTCAAATCGAACCTGTGGAATATTTGATGGAGTTAATCTACTATGTAAATGATATAACATAATGTCAATTATCGTTGAAACAAGAAATAAATTCCTATCATTCCCAGTTTGTAACCACTCCTCATCTAATTTATACTTATGCCCTATATAGCTATCTAATTCAGATAACGATACACTTTCTGCCATATTTAATAGTGAATCATTATCGTCAGTTATATCGTCTAAAACGTTTAAAGTAATAAGAGATGTTATTTCATCTTTTGTTATGTAATTCATTTTATTGTCTTTTGTTATTTATATATAATACTTATCAAATCTAAGTTAAATAAATAAATTTGAAATCCTTACTTTCAAAGCGTTTAATTCTGGAATTGTTGTAACTGAACTATAAGCTGCTGTTCCAACTGGAGAAAGAAATTGAGCATTTATCATTGAATCAATCAAACTATCCAATAAAGTCTTTAATGTATCTGTATCATTACCTATCTCTATTTTCTTTAGCGGGTCAGTTGGAACTGTTATATCAATGCCTTCATCATTGATAATTATTTGAGAATCGTCATCTACTATAAATTTGATAACTTTATTGTTATGGATTACAAAAACATCTTCTCCACCTATTGTTGTGACTGATACACTCCCTCCATTCTTAGTATTCATATGGATTTCGTCACCCTTAATAGATACCACTTTGTCACCACTTTCACTTCCAACAGTAATTCCACTTGTATCTCCATCTGTATTCTTAGATTCTATCTGAGTATAAGTAGAATCAGCAATCACTGATACATAGGCATCATTTCTTGATAAGAATGTAATAATTACGTCTGAATTATCTTTTGGAATTGTAACATTGACTGAATCATTTCCTCCTGCAGCAGTTAATCTAACACCCTTAACTATTGATTTACTATCATATAATTCCACATCGACTGTTGCTTGTGTAGTAGCTGTCTTTGCATTGTTGCTTATAACTCTGCCAATCTTAGAATAAATCTCTTCATGTCTATTTGCTAATTTTTGTATAGCTTGTTTTATCTCACTCATAATAATACATTATTTATTTTTGTTTTTTGTGGAGTATAATATCCTGGAGTAATAATTCCTGGAGCTGGTGGAGGTGGTTGAACTGTTGGAGTAACCAAAACTGCCGAAGCTTGAAGTATATCAATGAAATCATTTAAAATAGTCCCTAATGTTTCAGTATTTGATTCTATTGTCCCACTTGTTGTAGCTGCCCAGTTTGAACAAGCCAACGAGTATAACTTCATCAATTC